AGGAAGCGCTCGACGCCATGAGCCAGATTTTGCAGGCCAACCCGCAGCTTTGGACGGTGGCCGGCGACCTGTTCATCAAGAACATGGACTGGCCGGGCGCGCAGGAAATGGCCGCACGGTTCAAGAAGATTCTGGACCCGAAGGTGCTGTCCGAAGGCGATCAGTCGCCCGAAATGATGGCGGCGCAGCAGCAGATCGAGGCAATGACGCAGGAACTGAATCGCGTCACCGACATCATGCAGAACATTCAGGACAGCGCCGAAATGCAGAAGGTCGAGATCGACCGTTACCGGTCCGAGATCGACGCCTACAACGCCGAAACCAAACGCATCGCCGCGGTCCAGAACAGCATGACGCCGGAACAGATTCAGGACATCGTCATGGGCACTATCGCCGCCGCGCTGGACACCGGCGACCTGATCGGCGAGGCACCGCAGATGCGCGAGATGCCTGAAGCCGAGGAACCTGAAGAGGCTCCGGAAATGCCTGAAATGATGCCAGAAATGCCTGAAATGATGCCAGAAATGCCCGAAGGAATGGCTGAAAATGAGCAACTGTAACGACTTCATCGGAATGCTGTTTCTGGCACGCGACGTGACGCATTCGGCGCACCTGAACACGCGCAGCTACGCCAAGCACACGGCGCTGGGCGAGTTTTACGACGGGGTCATTGATCTCGCGGACAAGTTTGCGGAAGCCTATCAGGGCAAATACGGCCTGATCGGGCCTATTTCGCTGATGTCAGCCAAGAAGACCAGCAACGTCGTAGACTTCCTTGAAGGTCAAGTGGACGACCTGATGGAAATGCGGTATAAGGTCGTCGAGAAGGAGTGCACCCCACTCCAGAACATCATCGACGAGATTTTTGGGCTGTATTATACCACCCTGTACAAACTCAAATTTTTGGCGTGAGGTTACATCATGGGACTGAAGACCACCACTTTCTGTCTGGGCTATCAGCAGCTCACCCCAAACTCGGCTACCAGCCTGACGGTCCCTGCCCGCGCCCCTGACGGGTCGGTCCAGCAGGCGACCTTCGCCATCATCACCCCTGAAGGGCAGAATGTGCGCTGGCGCGACGACGGCACCGACCCGACGGCATCGGTCGGTATGCCCATCTATGTCGGCACGTCGCTGCTCTACGACGGCAACCTCACCAACCTTCGGTTCATTAACACAGTGGCCGGCGGAAAAATTAACGTGAGTTACTACGCATGATGAACGTCACGGGGGTTCCGCTAAACATCTCGGGGCCAGCGTCTGCCGCGGGCTACATTCTGACGCCTGACGGCATCATTACCGAAGCCACGACCAGCCGCACGCTGTCGGCCGCTGACAACGGCAAGGTCATCTACTGCACCAGCGGGTCCGCGGTAACGATTACCTGCGCGGCCGGTCTGGGTGCGGGCTTCAGCGTGACGATCATTCAGGGCGACGCAGGCAAGGTTACGGTGGCCGCTGGCGGGCAGACGCTGGTGTCCTACTCGTCGCTGTTTAGCACTATGGGCCAGTACGCCGTCATTTCGCTAATCTGCCCGGTCGCTAACACCTTCGTGGCGGCCGGCAATCTGGGTGTGTAGCTATGTCTGTTAATCCCTCACCTATCGGCGGTTTTGCTGGTCAGTTTTTTGATAACAACGGCCAGCCGCTGTCAGGGGGTAAGATTTACACCTACGCGGCCGGCACTACCACGCCGCAGGCTACGTACACCAGCGCGCTCGGGGGCACGCCGCACGCCAATCCTATCGTTTTGGACAGCGCCGGGCGCGTACCGGGCGGCGAGATTTGGCTGACCGACAGCCTGATCTACAAGTTTGTCATCGAAACCTCGACGGCAATCCTGATTGGCACCTACGATAACATCACCGGCGTCAACTCGAACTTTGTCAACTACACGGTGCAGGAAGAGGTCATCACGGCCACGGCCGGTCAGACTGTGTTCAATCTCTCGACGATCAACTACACGCCGGGCACCAACTCGCTGTCGGTCTACATTGACGGTGTGAACCAGTACGTCGGCGACAGCTATCTGGAGACGGACAGCGACACCGTGACCTTTACCAGCGGCTTGCATGTCGGTGCCGAAGTCAAGTTCACCACGGCCGTTCAAACTACCACCGGGGCTGTAGACGCGAGCGACGTAGGGTATACTGCGGGCTTTACCGGGGCCACCGCGCAAACCGTCCAAACCAAGCTGGAGCAATACGTCTCCGTCAAGGACTTCGGCGCTGTAGGCGATGGCGTGGCGGATGACGGCCCAGCAATCAACGCAGTCATATCGGCGCTCAACGCGGCTGGCGGCGGCACACTTTGGTTCCCGGAAGGTGTCTACAATATCGACACTGCGTTAGTTTTGCTTTCAAACGTGCATCTTAATATAGGCGCAAAAGCCGTTCTTGACGTGGCCACCTTGTCGGGCGGTATTGCAATGCAAGCGCAAGGTACCGTGGGCACGGCAGTGCCGCTCGCGTCTAATGCTTCACGCACCAACACTAGCGTAGCGGTAGCCGCAGGCGCCGAGGCTGCCTTTACCGCTGGCGATTATGTGCTGATCTACTCTGAACGGCAGCCCGACCCCGCAGCGCAGAAAGACGGTGAGTTCCAGATCGTCAAATCGACTTCCAGCGGATCAATTACGCTTCAAGACGGCCTGTGGAGTGATTATGCTACGGCTGACACGGCGTCTATTCGCAAGCTGAACCCGGTCTCCAATATCCGCGTTTTTGGTGGCGGCACCATTCGTGGTTCTGGAACGAACGATAAGTTGCTGACGTTTTACCGCTGCAACGATGTTCACGTTGATAGCATCATTTTTGAGGACGGCGATTTTGAGGCTTTGACCTTCCAAAGCACCCTTAATTTTTCCGCGACCAATTGCTCATTCTATCGCTCCAACAATGCTGGCACTGGTTATGGTGTAGCTATCTATGACGGCAGCCAATGGGGCGACGTGATCGGCAACAAGTTCATTGATTGCCGTCATGGCGTTAGCGGCGGCGGGAACACTGGTGGCTATGGTTTAAACCGCTTTGTCAACATCATTGGCAACAATGCTTATGGTGGCCTTGATAGCGCATACGATGGTCATAGCCCGTGCCAGTATTGGAACTTTGTCGGAAACACGGCGACCGCCAAAAACGGCACCAACTCTGATGGCATAACATGGCAAGGCCTTGACGTTGTCATCGCTGACAACACCCTAATCGGTTGCAAAAACTATGGCGTTTTTTTGGAGCCGCGCCGCCCTGAAAATCAAACTGGTTTAACCGTTAAGGGCAACGTAATCCGTGACAGCGGCCTTTTTGGCGTCTACCTTCTCCCAGTTGGCACCGTTGGGACGATTAGCGGCGTCAACATCACGGGCAACACTGTTCTGAATGCGGCGAACCACGGAATTTTAGCGCGGTCGAACACTGCGAACCGCGATATTAACGGGCTAAACATTTCAGACAACACCGTAATCTCCAGCACTGGTCGCGGCGTCTATGTTTTGTCTGAAGCAGCGACGATCTCGGCTGTCGATATATCGGGCAATACGATTTACGGCAGCAGCGCCGAAGGCATCTATGTCTACGCCAACACCGCTGACATTAACAACTGTGGCGTCCGCGACAACAGCATCACCATGACCGCCGCCACGGACGCAATTGGCGTGCAGACCGGTGCAACGGGTAATTTTGCACAGTTGACCATTACTGGAAATGTTGGAGGCGGTGGGACGCACGGCGTTCGCAAATTTACTGGGGTAGGAACGTACACGAATGTCTGGGTAGCTGACAACGCTTTGACAGGATCGACCGCACGTATTCGCGGGTTTTCTGAAGCGGAGTTCGGCGAAAACCAAGGCTATATTTTGTTTGCCTCAGCCACTTATGACCCACCCAGCCTAAACGATGGTGCTGGCGCGGAAACCGATGTGACCGTAACGGGTGCGGCGCTTGGCGATTACGTCGATCAGATTTCGTTTTCGCTTGATACGCAAGGCATCAATTTGGACGGCCAAGTTACTGCGCTCAACACCGTCACGGTGCGTTTTCAGAATGAAACTGGCGGAACGATTGATCTTGGAAGCGGGACTATTCGTATCCGTGTCCGTAAGGTGCCTAACCCATGATAACGCCTGCATACGCACCTACCGCTACCGAGCGGGTTTTACCTCGGCTTGCGCTGGACTTTACGACTGGCGTGCTTGATCCTCGTGTGACTGTCACGCGGGCATTAAACACGGCTACCCGCGTCAACAGCAGCGGCCTGATTGAGACTGTCAACGCTAATTTGCCTCGTTTCGACTACGACCCCGCCACACTTGCGCCTAAAGGGTTGTTGATTGAAGAAACACGCGCAAACTTGCTTTTGCATTCGTCCGGCGCAAACGAAAGTGCGTGGACAAAAGACGCAACCGGCACTGGTGTGGCCCCTGTCGTCACACCCAACTTCGCCGTTGCACCAGATGGCACTACGACTGCTGATCGCATTGAGTTTAACCGAGGCGCAGGCACTACTGTCAGTGATCTTAGTCGTGTTTTTCAGTTTATTGGCGGAACCGATACGCGCACAGCCACGGTTTATTTAAAGAGCAACGACGCGAACACGTATTCGCTCCAGCTTCTGACTGGCTCCAATGTCCAGAATATATCTGTAACACCGTCTTCATTTACGCGGTTTTCAGTATCTGGCGCTAGCGGGGCTAACTTTATGCTACGGCTGGCCGGGTCAGTCGGCGCGTCTACGACCGCGGATATTTTGTTTTGGGGCGCACAACTCGAAGCAGGAGCATTTGCGACCAGCTACATCCCAACGACCACGACCAGCCTGACGCGCAACTCTGACGTTGTATCAATGACAGGGACAAATTTTAGCAGTTGGTACAACGCCAGCGAAGGGGCGTTTCTTGCTGAATACTCATCTAACGCTGCTACGGCCAGCACCTTTAGCAAAGCAGTAATATCTGTTAACGATACCACATTAAACAACCGACTTTATGTTAACATTAGCACAAGCGCCATCCCATTCGTGTTTATTAATTCCAGTGGTTCCTCGCAAGCCAACATAAGCACTGGGGTCACACTTACAAATGAGACCACAACCAAAACAGCTTTTGCGTACAAAGCGGACAGTTTTGTCGCGGCTACCAATGGGGCCGCAGTTGGGACCGATAGCTTAGGGTTAGTTCCTGCTGTCAGTGCCCTTAATATTGGGCATCAAGTCGGGTTTGCTTCGCTGTTTGGTCACATGAAAAAATTATCGTATTGGCCCCAGCGTTTGATAAACAGCGAAACTCAATCATTTTCAAAATAGGTGTCCGCCATGTCTTTGACCAAAGCAACATACTCAATGATAGAAGGCGCGCCGGTAAATGTACTGGATTATGGCGCGGTTGGCGACAACACAGCGGACGATACTGCGGCCATTCAAGCCGCGATCACCGCCGCGAACGCCAATAACGCAAGCGTCTATATTCCTGCGGGGATTTACAAAGTAAGTTCGTCGATTTCGTGTTATGGTAATTCAAAAATATATGGTGATGGGCGAGGATCGAGGATTAACCCTATCATCAGCGACGGTACTGCTGTTTTTGTCTACCCAGCAAATGCGCAGTTTTTTTCGGTTGAAGATTTGCAAATTGCGTCGAGCGTTGTTTTCAACACATATATAGCTGGCGGCGCGGCGCAAAATTGCACCGCAATTAAGCACACTACTTACGCCAACCGATTTTACTACAAAAACATCATTATCTATGGCGTTGCTGTAGGCTTGGACATTTCTGGGTTTATCGGCACATTAGACAACGTGCATGTTAACTGCTGTGATGTTGGTTTAGTCGGAACCAATCTAAACTCTTCAGATATTAATCTGAGGGCGGAAAACAATAAAAAGGCTTTTAGCCTTACCGGAAGTTACGGGGTATTTTTTCGCCAACTTCTCGACGAAGGGGGACACGTATCACCTCTTGCGGCCACAATAGATGGTTGCGGGGGAGTTCATTTTGCTTCGCCTTACTGGGAGCAGGTAGTTAGCGCTCCTCGCGCAACACCTTACTTATCCATTGGTGCTACAACGGCGTGTCAAAGCATACGTATCACTGGAATGAATTTGGTTGATTACGTTACCGCAGGCACAGCTATGCTTTCTGCAGATGACGTTGACGGGCTATTTGTGGAAGGCCATGTTTCGCGTGGCGTCAACGGTGGCCCAACGGTATTGACCACAAGCAATACAACTAATGTTCGCCAGAACGTATGGTCTAATGGAGCGTTAAACGCTTCACCTTGGTTGACTGAAGGTAGCAAGCAAGAAGGCGCTTGCTTCAACTATTTTCCTAACCGCAATTTTGATATGTGGTTCCGTGGCTGGAACAACGTAACTCCGAACCGCAGCACTTTTGCCCAAGAAACAACGTTGGTGCGAAAAGGTGCTAATGCGGTTAAAATTACCGCTACGGCAGGCCAAAACTTTAATGTTTTGACTTGGACGCTAGTTGGAAGCGCAGTTACGTCACTGCGCGGCAAACGCATCGTTATGGGCGCTTGGGTTTATGTTCCGGATATTTCCGAATTTACCGACGTTTTTGCGTCCCGTACAAAGTTTCCGTCAATCACACTAGATAGCTTTAACGGCTCTGCGACCGTAAGTAGCGACAGCCGCAACAACCGTTTTTCAGTTGGGGAATGGCAGTTTATGTGGACTGAAGTAACAGTTCAGGTAGACGCAACTCAGATTTTCCTAAACACTTACGTAAACCAAAGTTCAAATGTAGCCAACGGCAACGAATATATCGTTGTTGACAGCATTGTCCTAGCCGAAGCTAATACACCTTTTGAGCGCTTGATGAACGACGATCTTCCAGACAGCGCTATGATTGCAACGATTGGCGTTAACGGAAAAATGATTAGTTCGACTTCGGGCGTCCCTAGCGACGCTGACCAAACATATGAGATTGGCGACCGCGCGTATAATCAATCGCCGGCTGTTGGTCAGCCAAAGTCGTGGGTATGTACAGTGGCCGGATCGCCCGGCACTTGGACCAGCGAAGGCAACCTTTAACGAGATTGCCAGCCTGCAACAAATGTTGTAGACTGGCCTGTAACCGTACTGATGCGGAACATCAGGTGACTGGAAAGGTCAAAACCAAATGAGCGATGATGCTCCTGAACTAGCGGAAGTGCCCGCGCCAGAACTCGAAGCCACGGCAGCAGTCGAGCCTGTAGAAAACGAAACGCCGGAAACGCCTGCCGAGCAGGAAGCCTCCAAGACTTTCACTCAGGAAGAACTGGACGCAATTGTCGGTAAGCGGCTTGCAAGAGAGCAGCGCAAGTGGGAACGAGAGCAGGCTCAACGGCTTGCGGATATGGAAGCCCGCCAGAAGCCAGCCGCTTCTGCGGACATCAGTCCCGAGCAGTTCGAGACTTACGACCAATACGCAGAGGCTTTGGCCGAACGTAAGGCGGAAGAATTGCTGAACCAGCGGGAAGCCGCACGGCAACAGCAAGCCTTGCTTGAACAGTACCACGACCGTGAAGAGGCAACGCGGGACCGTTACGACGACTTCGACCAAGTCGCGTACAACCCCAACCTGCCCGTCACGGAATACATGGCGCAGAGCATCCAAGCCTCGGATGTTGGCCCCGATGTCCTTTACTGGCTCGGCTCCAACCCCAAGGAAGCGGACCGCATCGCCAGATTGCACCCGATCTTGCAGGCAAAGGAAATCGGAAAGATTGAGGCTTCATTGTCCTCAAATCCGCCGGTTAGAAAAACTTCAACCGCCCCGGCACCGATTGCTCCTGTTACGCCACGCGCTTCTAGCGCACCCGCATACGACACCACCGACCCTCGTTCGACCAAGTCAATGAGCACGTCGGAATGGATCGAAGCGGAACGGCTACGGCAGATCAAGAAGTACGAGGCACAACGTAACCGCTAATTTGGGAATACCACCATGTCCAACAGCATTCTTACTATCGACATGATCACGCGGAAGGCTCTCGAAATCCTTGAGAACAACCTCGTGCTCACCCGCAACGTCAACCGCCAGTACGACGACAGCTTTGCCGTCGAAGGCGCCAAGATCGGTTCGACCCTGCGCATCCGTCTGCCTGACCGTGCGCTCGTCACCGACGGTGCTGCCCTTCAGGTGCAGGACGACAACGAGCAGTTCACCACGCTGACCGTTGCCAACCAGAAGCACATTGGCGTGAACTTCACCACCGCCGAAATGACCATGCAGCTTGACGACTTTGCCGAGCGCGTGCTCAAGCCGCGTATCTCGCAGCTTGCTGCCAGCATTGACGCGGACGTTGCCAACGCTTTCTCGACCATCGGCAACTCGGTCGGCACCCCCGGCACCACGCCGGCCACTTCGCTGGTTCTGCTTCAGGCCCAGCAGAAGCTGAACGAAAACGCCGCCGTGATGTCGCCGCGCTATGCCACCGTCAACCCGGCCGCCAACGCCGGTCTGGTCGAAGGCATGAAGGGACTGTTCAACCCGACCGACACCGTCAGCCGTCAGTTCAAAAACGGCCTGATGGGTACCGGCGTGCTTGGTTTCGAAGAAATCAACATGTCGCAGTCGATCAAGCAGTTCACCTGCGGCACCCGCGACGCCACCGGCGGTTCGACCTCGGCGGCTGTCACGGTCGAAGGCGCGACCACCATCGCCATCACCGGCGCTGGTAGCGGCGACACCGTCAAGGCCGGCGACGTGTTCACCGTCGCTGACTGCTACGCTGTCAACCCGCAGACCCGTGAGTCGACTGGTTCGCTGTTCCAGTTCGTCGCACTATCGAACGTCACGCTGGGCGGCTCGGGCGAAGGCAACATCACCGTCGCTCCGATGTATTCGGCCGGTCACGCCCTCGCCACCGTTTCGTCGCTGCCGGGCAACGGCAAGGCCGTGGTGTTCGTCGGTGCTTCGGGCGGTCAGTACGCGCAGAACCTCGTGTACCACAAGGACGCGATCACCTTCGCCACCGCCGACCTCCTGCTGCCGCAGGGCGTCGATATGGCGTCGCGTCAGGTGCACAACGGCATCTCGCTCCGCGTTGTTCGTCAGTACGACATCAACAACGACCGTATGCCCTGCCGTATTGACGTTCTGTATGGCTACAGCACCATTCGTCCGCAGATGGCTTGCCGTCTCTGGGGCTAACCTAACACCGCCCCCGGTTTCGGCCGGGGGCAAATTCTTATAGGAGATTTATAATGGCTCTTCCTAATGGTGCTGGTGGCTACCAGCTTGGCGACGGCAACCTGAACGAAGCCGTCCTCGGCGTGCAGTCGATTCCGGCCACTCTGACCGGCGACACTACCCTGTCCGGCGCTCAGATGGCTGTCGGCCTTGTTGTTTGCAAGAAGGCCAGCGACGCAACCCTGACCGTTACGACCGCTACGGGCGCGCAGCTTGACGCTGCTATCCCGTCGGCCAAGGTGGGTTCGTCGTTTGACCTGACCATCTGCAACGACAACAACTCGGGTACGTCTTCGACTGTTCCGGTTACGGCCGGTACGGGCATCACCGTCTACGGTTCGGTGACGGTGCCGCGTTTTGGCGCTCATACCTATAAAATCGTCAAGACCGGCGACGCGACTTGGTCGGCGTTCCTGAAGTAATCGACTTGGCCCCGGCTTAACCGCCGGGGCCTAACTCTACGGAGACTGTCATGCCAAACACCAAGCCTATCGGTGTCGCTTACGAGGACCAGTACCTCGATGGTGCCACCATCGCCAACCCGGTCTATCCGGCCAAGGGCGCGGCGCTGACCACTCAGCTTACGTCGATCACTTCGACTGCTCCGGGCACCCCGGACTACGCGATCCAAGACCTCATCAATTCGAGTGCTTGGGGTTTTGCGACTAAGGACGAAGGCAACACTGTTCTGTCGGTTATCGCTAACCTTCAGACCCGCGTTGCACAGCTTGAGAGCCGCCTTACGGCGCTCGGGCTTATCGCCTAAAAACATGGGCGGCCTTCGGGCCGCCCATTTGCGAGGTTGTATGGCTATTATCTACATGGTTCATGCGGTGCACGGCGCTAAGGTCGCGATTGACGAGGCCGAAGCGATTTATGATGAAATGCACGGCTGGGAACGCTATAACCCTGAAACGCCTTCCGTGGCGGCATACGATGGCGACGACGAGGAAGACGAAGTCGTGAACGTACTGGCGGCCCCCAAGCGCCGTGGACGCCCGCGCATCAAGCAGGAAGACTGACAATGGCATCGGCCGGCGACATCATCAACGGTTCGCTCAGGCTTCTTGGCGTTCTGGCCGAAGGTGAAGTGCCTTCGGCCGAAACGTCTCAAGACGCGCTGAACGCCATGAACCAAATGCTGGATAGCTGGAATACGGAACGTCTGTCCGTGTTCGCAACGCAGGATCAGGTGTTTATCTGGCCGGCCGGTCAGCTTCGCCGCACGCTTGGCCCTTCTGGCAACTTCGTCGGCAACCGCCCCGTGCTGCTCGACGACAGTACCTATTTCCGCGATCCGGGCACCGGTGTCAGCTACGGCATCAAGTTTATCAACCAGCAACAGTACAACGGCATCGCGGTTAAAACCGTGACCTCGACGTACCCGCAGGTTATCTTCGTCAACGAGACGTTTCCTGACGTGGAAATGTTCATCTATCCGCGCCCGACGCGTGACCTAGAGTGGCATTTCGTTTCGGTTGAAGAACTGACCCGACCGGCGACGTTGGCCACCCAACTTCATTTCCCGCCGGGCTATCTGCGGGCGTTCCGTTACAATCTGGCCTGCGAAATGGCTCCGGAGTTCGGCACGGAGCCGTCATCTCAAGTGCGCCGCATTGCGATGGCCAGCAAGCGCAACCTCAAGCGCATCAACAACCCGAACGACATCATGTCGATGCCGTATAGCATTGTGGCGACTAGGCAGCGGTTCAACGTTTACGCAGGGAACTACTGATGAAAACGCCGATCCTCGGGGCGGCGTATGTCGCTCGCAGCGTCAACGCTGCTGACAACAGAATGATTAACATTTATCCCGAGGTTGTCCCCGAAGGCGGCAAAGAGCCTGCCTTTCTTCAGCGCGCGCCCGGCCTAACCGCGCTGGCTACGGTCGGCATTGGCCCGATCCGCGGCATGTGGACGTTCGGCAATTACGGCTACGTTGTGTCGGGGCCAACGCTGTTCCAAATCGACAGCAATTGGAACGCGGTCGCTAAGGGCACTGTGGCTGGCACCGGCTCGGTCAGCATGGCCGACAACGGCATTCAGTTGTTTATCGCGGCCAACCCGCAAGGCTACATCTACAACGCCAACACTGGCGTTTTCCAGCAGATTACCGATCCGGACTTCCCGGGTGCGACAACGGTCGGCTATATCGACGGCTATTTCACGTTCAACGAACCCAACAGCCAAAAGATTTGGGTGACGCAGTTGCTGGACGGCACCAGCGTTGACCCGCTGGAATTTGCCAGCGCCGAAGGCAACCCGGACGATGTCGTGGCGGTGTTCGTTGACCACCGCGAAGTGTGGGTGTTCGGCACTAACTCGACCGAAGTCTGGTACGACGCCGGTCTGCTGGACTTCCCGCTGACCCGCATCCAAGGCGCGTACAACGAACTGGGCTGCGCAGCGCCGTACTCCATCGCCAAGATGGACAATCAGATTTACTGGCTCGGCAAGGACGCCCGCGGGCAAGGCATGGTTTACCGGGCCGCCGGCTATATTGGCCAGCGCGTCTCGACGCACGCTATCGAGTGGCAGCTACAAGAATACGCCAACATCGAAGACGCGGTCGGCTACACCTATCAGCAGGACGGCCACAGCTTCTATGTGCTGAACTTCCCCAGCGCCAACACGACGTGGGTATTCGACGTGGCGACCGGCGCATGGCACGAACGCGCCTCGTTTGCGGCCGGGCAGTTTAACCGCCATCGCGGAAATAGCCAGATGTTTTTCAACAGCACAAACGTCATCGGCGACTACCAGAACGGCAAAATCTACAAGTTCGACCTTGAGGTCTACTCGGATGATGGCCAGCCGCAGAAATGGCTGCGCTCGTGGCGCGCGCTGCCGACCGGCGCTAACAATCTGGCCCGCACGATCCAGCACTCGATGCAGCTTGACTGCGAGACAGGCGTTGGTCTGAACGTCGGGCAGGGCAGCAACCCGCAGGTCATGCTGCGCTGGTCAGACGACGGCGGCCATACGTGGTCAAACGAACACTGGAAGTCGATGGGCCAGATCGGCCGCTACGGCTACCGTACCATCTGGCGGCGGCTAGGCGCGACGATGAAAATCCGCGACCGCGTTTACGAGGTGTCAGGCACCGACCCGGTGCGTATCTACATCATGGGCGCTGAACTGCTCCTTAGCGGGACGCGGGCCTGATGACCGCACCGATCAACCCCACACAGCTTACGCCGCCGCGCGTCGCCTTGATCGACGAGCGCAGCGGGGCGATTAGCCGTGAGTGGTATCGGTTCTTCCTGTCGCTGCTGACCGCAACGCAAACTAATCAAGACGAAACGGTTCTAGCCCCCGACACGGCGTCGCTGCTGGCCTCTTATGATGCCGTGTTCGGCGAAGCTATTCAGGGGCTGGAAAGCGCACCTGATTGCTGCACGGCTACGGCCGACGTAGACGCCAAGGTCAACAGTCTGGCACAAGCTGTCGGCGCCGAACCGCGCGCGGCCAGCGAAACCGACATCGCGGTTATTCAGTCGCAGCTTCAAGCGCTGGCGCTGTCACCGCCAGCCCGCGAGTACCGCACCCCGCGCTACGGCTCTTTTTATGATACGACCGATCAGACGGCCGCCGTCATCAACACGGCCTACCCGATTACGTTTAACACGACCGATTTATCATTCGGCGTGACCAGAGGCGTTACCACCTCACATATTTCCGTTGACCGCCCCAACATCTACAACGTTCAGTTTTCCGCGCAGTTTATTAATGCCGGCGGGAGCCCGCACCGCGCTTGGATTTGGCTGCGCAAAAACGGCTTTAATGTTCCTGAAAGCGCCGGCGTGATTCGCCTTGAAGGCAATAACACGGAACTTGTCGTGTCGTGGAATTATCTGATACAACTGAACGCCGGCGACTATATTGAACTGATGTGGGAAGTGGACGACCTTGGTGTCAGCCTGCACGCCGATCCGGCGACGGGTGTCCACCCCGCGGTGCCGTCGGTTATCCTCACGGTGAGCGATAACATTAGTTCCATGGAGGTATAAATGGCCGTTACCATCAGCAACATCATCCCGGCCAAGACCGCGGAGAACAGCCAGACGACGCAATACACGTCGAATGGCGTCCAGACGATTATCGACAAGTTTACGGCAACCAATTACAGCGCCAACGCAGCGACGATCAGCGTCAACTTGATCACGGCCGCCGGCAGCGCGACGAATGATAACCTGATCGTCAAGACCAAGACGCTCCAGCCGTCCGAGACATATACGTTCCCCGAACTGGTCGGGCATGTGCTGCCGGTCAACGGGTTCATCTCGACCATCGCCGGCACGGCTTCGGCCATCAATATCCGCGCCTCGGGCCGACTGGTCAGCTAATGCGGCTGGCGCGCACTCACGACGCGGACGCCGTCAACCGGGTAGTCAATCACCCTGACGTGCGACCGTTTGTGGGAGCGCCGGAAGCCGGCGAACTGGACCTGTCGGCGATTGTCGAACGGCCAGAGCACTGGTTCCTGCTTGGCGAACATGGCGGCTTTGGGCTGCTATGGACTGCGCCGCGCACGTATGAAGTCCACACCTTCATCCTGCGCAGCGGCCGCGGCGAATGGGGCAACGCCGCCCGCGCTGAAGGCATCGACTTCGCGCGCCGGCACGGCGCCAAGGCACTTTGGACCAAGATACCGCCGCGGTCGCCGCACGTCGAACGCTTTGCCCGTCAAGGGGGTATGCAGCCGACCGGAGAAGTGATAGAAACATTCGGTGTTCCGCACCGCATATTCAGGATGGAGTTAGACTGATGCCCGTTGCAGGTGCAATTATCGGCGGCGTTGCGTCCATTGGCGGTGCGGCTATCGCGTCGAGCGGCGCTAAGAAGGCTGCCAGCGCGCAGGAGCAGGCTTCGCGGGAAGCGCTGGCCGCGCAGGAGCGGATGTTCCAGCGGCAGATTGAACTGCAAGAGCCGTTCCGGCAGGCTGGCCTCACTGCGCAGCAGCAGATCATGCAATTGCTCGGCATCGGCGGTGACGCTACGGCTGCCGGCTACGGCAGCCTTGCCAAGCCCTTCGGCACCGAACAGTTCCAGCAAGACCCCGGCTACGCCTTCCGCCAGTCAGAAGGGACGAAGGCGCTGGAGCGTTCGGCGGCTGCACGCGGCGGTCTGATGTCGGGCGCTACGCTGAAGGGCATCCAGCGCTTCGGGCAGGACTTGGCCAGTCAGGAATACCAGAACGCGTTCAACCGCTATCAGGTCGAGCGCGCCGCGCGCCTGAACCCGCTTCAGTCGCTGATGGGGTCGGGCCAGAGCGCGGCTAACGTGCTAACTGGCGCCGCCGGTCAGGCCGGGCAAAGCCAAGCGCAGAACATCATGAACGCTGGCGCGGCCCGCGCGTCGGGTTATGTCGGCAGCGCAAACGCGCTCGGAAGCGCCCTTGGGTCTATCGGCAGCATGGCCACGCAGTTTCCGCTGTATCAGGCGCAGGTGAACTACATGAACTCGCTAGCTAACCGCGGTGGCGGTCTTTCGGCCGATGTCAACCGCACCTTTGCCGCCAATCCGAGTATTTTCTGATGGCTAACCAGATGATCGCCCTCGGCGCCCGCGCCCCACAGGTTAACGTACTTGGCCCGGCTATCCAGCAGGGCGCGCAGATGATCAATATGATGCGCCAGCAAGACGCCGCAGCGCGGCAGGCTGCGGTCGCGCAGCAGCAGATGCAATTGGCGCAGGCCAAGGAACAGCGCGAAGCATCGGCGGCTGAGATTGAGATGGCCGGCAAGAAGCTTGCGTACCATACGTCGCGGGCGCCGATAGTGCAAAACCAAGCAGGCTATCAGCTTTGGTTGAACGCTGTCGGTAAGGACAGCCCAGAAATGGTTGAGTTCTTCACAACCAATCTTCCGCCGCAGGATTTTTCGCCAGAAAAGTTGATCAAGCTGGTTGGCAGCGTTAACCAAGTGTTTAACGCTACCTACGGCCCCCGCGAAACCGAAGTCGTGCAAGACGAAAAGGGCGATACATTTGTCGCCGTCACTGGCGGGTTCGGCCCACAGGGTATCGTTCCGCTTAACCAATTCAAGCCTTCTGCCGCCGGCGCCCGTCCGCCCGCACCAGCCGCCACCGCACCTTCGATGGGCGCCGCTCCGCCCGCAGGGCCTGCCGCACGCGCAACCCGCGGGGTCAACACCACGCCGCAAGACCTTATTCAGCAAGGCATTCCGCTTAACCGCATTCCGATGGGCAACCCGCTTCAGCCTATGTCTATGGGTGCGGCACCGCAGCCTGACCTCGGCGCTATGGTCCAGACGATGATGGACACCGGCGTCGTGTCGCAGTCCGATTTCGAGGCTATGCGCGCTGCCGCCGGTCCGGGCAAGGACGAGCAGTTGGCGCAGATTTTGCGGGCCAACAACATCCGGATCATGCCGAACGAACAGGCGCCGGAAGGTATGCGCAGCGCCGTCTACCGCCCTGAAGAAGGTGCACCGACGCTTCAGCAGACGCAGTCGCTGCAAGGCTATGAAGATACGGGCGTCCAGTTCCGCGGTAAGCCGCCGATGCAGTCACCTACACCCGGCGTCTATAATGTGCCGACGCCGGTTATCCGTGAAAAAGCCAAGGCGGAACGCAGAACGCCGCAGGAAACTTACGAAGAGACGCGCTCTACCAAGCAGGCCGAGAGCGATGTTAAGTTTCTTGAAGGCTTTGGCGCCGCGCGCGAAAGCGCGCAGCAGGCGCTCAGCGTTATCCGCAGCATGATCGGCGACGCGCAGCTTGACGAGAACGGCCGGATTACCATCAAGGGGCGCCAAGCGCCGCACCCCGGCTTTGAAGACGTAGTGGGGGCTACTTGGCGCCCGGGCGCACGATTCATTCCGGGCACCGACGCTGCTGGCTTTGATGCGTATCTGGAACAGGTCGAAGGCGGCGCTTTCCTTGAAGCATACGAACGCCTGAAAGGTACCGGCCAGATTACCGAGATCGAAGGCCAAAAGGCAACGCGTGCGATTACTCGCATGAAGCGGTCGGTGTCAGAACCTGAGTTTGTCAAGGCAGCACGCGAATTTGAAGGTATCATTCGTTCGGCGCTTTCGCGGGGAGAGCAGCGCGCGGCGCGTTTGCGCGGTGGCGAAGCAGGCGCTAAGCAGCCGGCGTCTACCAAAGGTGGGCGCGAACTTCGCTACAACCCGGCTACGGGAGACTTCGACTAATGCCTGACATCGTCGTCGTAGGCCCGGACGGCAACCGTTACGTTTTCCCGGAAGGGACTTCGCGCGACGTAATGCGTCAGGCAATGCAGAAGCGGTTTCCGCAGCCGCAAGCCAAGAAAGAGCCTGTCGGCCGGCTGGGCGCTATCGGTGCCGGTATCGGCGAAGCCATCCCCCGCGCAATCGGCGGCGTTATCGAGTTTTTGGACCCGCAAGGACGCAAGCTACTGACGCCGCAACAGCAGGCTGCGTACCAGCGTCAGTTTGAAAATGTTCGGCAACAACGTCCCAACGCTTTTACGGTCGGTCAGGTAGCCGGCGAAGTCTTGGCAACCGCGCCGGTTATTGCTGGCGGCGGTAAAGTCGTCGAAAAACTTGGCGGCGCTGCTATCAAATTAGCGCCGAAAGCCGGCGCGGCCGCACGCGTTGTCAAAGGCACTGGCCGGATTGCCCAGCAGACTGGCCGCGCGATCCAGAGTGGCGGCACAGGTGTGCGGGCTACCGGCAAAGCCGCAGCCGCGCGCGGTGCCCCTGTTGCAGCGACCCGTGCGGGGCGCATGGCGCTGCGTGTCGCCGGGGGCGCCGGTTCGGCGGCGGCTACGGCGGTGCTGACAGATCAGGATGTGTTGGACGCTGCCGCGAGCGGGGCGTTGCTGCCGGTGGTTGGCACTATCGCCCGGCGCGGGGCCGGGTATACTTACGACCTATTGGCGGGTCGTCTCGGTGAACTGCGAGCTGCCGAGATCATGCGCAGCGTTATTGCCGACAAATCGTCTGGTATTATCGACGCACTCAAGAAAGCGCCGAAGAACGTCAAAGCCAACACGGCGGAGTTTCTTGCGTCTAAGGGTCTTTTGACCCCGGAGTTAGCCGCCGCTACGCGGATTGTTAGCGCGGGTAAATATGGTAAGCAGCTTGAGCAGAAAGCGCTGGCCGCAGCCGACGAACGGAACGCCATGAAGGCGTTTATTCGGGGCGGCGAGACGCAGACACAGGCCATGGGTAACATTGCTGCGGCCAAACGTGAACTGCAAGACGTGACCGCTCCGATGCGCGAAGAAAATCTGATGCTGGCAGACATTGGCCGCACGCAGATCATTCCCGCCGAACGCGACGCTATGCGTCTGCGCAACGCTGCGGCCAGCGAAGTTGACCGGGCGCGAAAATTCTTGCTGGCGTCCGACGAAGAAGCGTTCAAATTGGCGCAGATGGATGATTTGGGCGACGCGTTCAACCCCGAAGCGATTAACCGTCAACGCGGTATCGTCGGCGGGCTGGAGCAGCGCGGCGGACAGGCAGCGCGGCGCTCGCTGGCGCTGGGGTCGGAAGCGCGTGCCGCTGAAGAAGTCGCCGCCAACCTCCGGGCGCAGGGTCTTCAACCGCTCGACGTCAGCACGGTCGTAGGTCGTTTGCGCACGGCGGCGGCGGACGCTGAATTTGTCAACCCGGCGCGTTTCCGCGTGCTGTCTGAATTTGCCAACAACCTTGAAAACCGCGCAGCACGGTACGGCGGTGTGATTGACGCTACCGGGCTGTACGAACTGCGCAAGAATATGGGCAATACGGTCGCCGACATCCTTGGCCCGATGGAACCGAACGCGCTCCAGTCCTACACCGCGCAGATCATTGGCGAGACGCAGCCGCTCATTGACGAAGCGATCACTACCGCTGGCGGCCGCGGGTGGCGCGAGTATCTCGATACATTTGCGCAGGGTATGCGCAACATTGAGCGCAGCCAATTTGAACGCACCATCACCAAGCTGCCGGACGCCCGGTTTGCAAAAGTTATGGCTGGCGAAGACCCGGATTTCGTAGCCAAATTTTTTGGCCCCGGCCGCTTTGACATCAATGTTGAAATGATGGGCCCAAAGCTGCCTACCGCGCAACGGCTGGGCGGCGGCATCAGCGCATCACGCGCGGTGCAGCAGGGCGGCCTAGAGCAGCTAGGCCCGTCACAGGCACTGTCGTTCAAGACCGGCGCCCGCACGCGAGTTGAAGACGCCCTTATGCCGGGCATGAACACTTTTGCGCGCACGGTCGCTAACGTGACGGGCCGCGTCCCCGGCCTGTCGGGCGGCGGCATCGCCGCCGAGCGTCTGGAATCCGAACTAGCTAATCGGATGGCCGAAAAGGTGTTGCGCCGCATCACGCCAGCGTTGACTGATCCGGCGGTCGCGGCCCGCCTCCTACAGACCGGACCTTCAGCTTCAGATTATCTCGGCGCCGTATTTTCGGAACGGCTGGCGCCGCAGACCCGCAATATGCTGGCGCGAATGCTGACCCAATCCGCCATTCGCCCGTCTTATGTAGCCCCTACCGCCGAGTGACGCCTGCTATGAGCCTTATCGACCACACCGAAGCCCGCCTTGACGCGCACGAACAGGTTTGCACGCTCCGGTATGAGAGTATCTGCGCGCGGCTGAAGCGGCTGGAAGGTGTGGGTATGACTGCTGCGGGGACAATCATCATGCTGCTGATCGGCATTCTCATAAAGTTGGCTGGCGTATGAGCATCGTCCTCGGCACCCGCTCACTGTCGCGCCTTGAAGGCGTACACCCGG